CATTCAATCACCTATTAACGAATAAAGTACGTGTTTATTTAAAAAATTTAAAATTTAAAATAAAACAGTGATAAATGATTTATTGATTTTTTATATCTGGGACGATCAAACGAAAATAACATAACGAACTATATCGGTGTGGATTACCAAGAGCGCAAAAAGCCCGGAACGATTATCCGGGCTTTTTACTTTGGAGTGGCAAGCAACAATCAAGGAGAGGCGCGTTGTTAAAGGCAATGTACTTGACATTATTGTGGATGTCAAGCAAATTGCCGTTACCGACAAAGGAGGAACAATATGCCGCAACAATCTCCCCTGACCCTGGCGCAATTAGACTTGTATCGACGAGAAAGGCTTGCGCTGGCCAAATTAACAGAAAAACAGAAAGTGTTTTGCGAGGTGTATGTGCGAACTTTCAGCAAGGAGCTCGCCCTCAAGGAAGGAGGATATTACACGCCGCAACATAAAGGCGGCGCGCAGACTAAACTCATGGAGCATGACTTTGAGCGCGTCTTTAATCTCCCCCATGTGCAGGAATATATTAACTTATTAAAACAATCTGTGGCGTCCCGGCTCGGATTCTCGATGGATGACATTGTGGATGAATTCAAGGCAATGGCGTTCACGAACATGGATGATTACGTTTCCTGGACCCATGACAGCATGAAATTGAAATCCTCATCGCAATTGACCAAGGCCCAGAAAGCCGGGATCCTGGAAATCAAGGAAACATCCGGCAAGACTGGCAAGGTCGTAACCATTAAGCTCCACAACAAGCAGCCTGCGCTCGAAAGATTATTTGACATACTGAAAGAACTCGAACTGCATGAATCCAAAGTTGAGGGCCCGGCAAAGATCACCCAAGTGCAGATTAACACGATCTTAATGGACCCGATCAAGCGTCGATCTATCGAGCACCTTGCCGAATGTTTATATGACAAGCAGATCGCGCTGGTCGGAAATGACAAGCAGCGTGTGGAGTTTGAAAAGAACATGGCGAAAATAACAAAGAAAATGATCGAGGTCCAGAATGGCGTCAAATCCAACAACGGCGATGGGGCAGAGCTCATTGAGCCTGACAACAGCCACGAAGAAGCCGTCAGAAACGCAAGAAGAATCCATATTGAAAATGTTAGAAAAAAGAAGCGCACGAAAGATCAAGAAGATGATCGATGCGGAGGAGACGGAGAGGATCCTGGACGAAAAAGTGAGGAAGCCGAAAACATTGCGCCAGATGGTCTATACTTGGGAGAAAGGGAAGAAGAAGGCGATGCCGACAGTGAAGAAGAAGGTGACATCGAGACCGGAAGATACAATATCGATGGGTTATGATCGGTTCCTTGAGCAACTGCCGGCCGATACATGGAGGTATTTGCCGCATACTTTTGCATCCGTGATGTCCGATAAATTATGGAAGCCGTATCCGTACATCGTCATGTTGAGCAATATTATCACAACGGCCATCGCCCGGGGCAACGGGAGAATATTGGTCAGTATTCCACCTAGACATGGAAAACAATTGGCGCATGATACTCCAATTTTAACTCCCGATGGATGGCGCAAACACGGCGACCTTCGCCCGGGTGACTATGTATTTGGTCGCAATGGGCAGCCAGTAATGGTGCATGGTGTCTCGCCGGAAACTATCGGCGAGTATGAAGTTGGGTTTTCGGACGGAACGGCTATCCACTGTCATGAGAACCATGAATGGGTTGTCTATGATCGCAATGCCCAAAAAGAAAAAATCATAGAAACAAAATATTTACTTGAGCACAGCTTATCGTGCGAGGGCGAACGAGGAAAGCGCGGACATCGAAACAGATTTCAAGTGGACGCCAATACTACCATTGATTTTCCAGAGAAAAATCTGCCACTGCATCCATATTTCTTTGGAGTCTGGCTCGGAGATGGGAGATCAACATCCCCTGATTTTTGCGGGGCAGCCGATGATGTAGCTGTGATTTCCGATAAACTGGAATCTCTCGGATACAGGACATCAAGCCGATGGATACACAAGGATACTGGGGTTCATTATTGCTATTACAGAGATGGAATCAAGAAAATATTGCGCGATCTCAACGTGCTGAATAATAAGCACATTCCCGATTTATACCTCTTCTCTTCTTTTCAGCAGCGCATGGAGATGCTGGCTGGTCTGGTCGATACGGACGGTCATCGCGATCCAAGTGGGAGATACCGGATTTCCACCTGTAATGAAAAAATAACGCACCAAATCAAGACATTGGTAAATTCACTGGGCGGTTATTGTTATATCATGAAAGCCGAACCCGTATTGTCATCATCAGGCGTGCAAGGAAAACAACCTGTTTATCAAGTAGGATTTAACCTACCCCATATTCTTCCAGTTGCCCTGGAACGAAAAAGTAATAAAAACATTCAATACATCCATAGACGGAGAGCCATTGTGGATGTATTGAAGGTAAGTCCAAACCAAGTAAAGCCGGGTCGCTGCATCCAAGTTGAAGGCGGCATCTATCTTGCCGGCGAAACCATGATCCCTACGCACAACTCGTTCTTTATTTCCCAATGGTTGCCGGTCTGGTTCTTGAGCATGTGGCCGCATAAAAGAGTATTATTAAGCACTTACGAAGCTAACTTCGCCGCGACCTGGGGGCGGCGCGCAAGGAACATCATCAAGGAGAAAGGCGAACGCGTCGGATTGTTTCTGGCCGATGACGCTACGGCGTCGAACAACTGGGCGACAACCGAGGGCGGCGGCATGGTCACTGCGGGCGTCGGCGGGCCGATCACCGGAAAGGGGTGCGACCTTGGAATCATTGATGACCCTCACAAGAACTGGCAGGAGGCCCAGAGCCCAACCATCCTGAAATCCATCCATGAGTGGTTCGATTCGACGTTTTATACCAGACTTGAGCCCCAAGGTACGATTGTGATTCTGCATTGCTTGGCAGAAGGTTCGCGAGTGCTGTCCGCTGAAGGTTGGAAAAACATCGAAGATTTAAAATCAGGCGAAATACTCTGGACATTTGATGGCGAAAAAATGATCAGAGAACAAATGAAAGAACTTGTCCCGCAGGGAGAGGATGATATTTTTCAAGTTCAAACAGTTCGTAAAAGCATTGAATCAAACGCAAGGCATCCATTCCTGGTCATAAAAAAGATCGGCCAGAATAAAAGAGACTGGGTTACTGAATGGAAGCAACTGAAAGACCTTCAGGTTGGCGACTATGTATTGACGTTAAAATCTCTGCCATCAAGAAGCGGAACTCATTACCGGGTGCCTGGAAGCAGGAAATTCATGGAGAATGATTTCCTGTGGCTTCTTGGAATGATGATAGGAGATGGATGGGTAACAGAATTTGATCGAAAAGGCGGTCCAAATGGCAACACTAAAAACAGTTTTGCTGTGTGTATAGCAAAGGGTATCAATGAAGAAGTCAACGAGAAAATTTGTTCTATTGTTGAGAAGTATTTTGGTCGGCGACCAACATTAACAAAATTTGGTTACTATCGGCTCGACAGTTATGGAGCGGGGAAAATGTTGAAATATCGAGCCGGCGTTATTGGCGGAGCGAAAGGCAAGCGACTTGCTCCGTGGATATTCAAACTTCGTCCTGATGGGAAAAGAGAATTCCTTCGCGGATTATTTGAAGCTGACGGTTGCCAACGCAAATCAAAAGCAACAAAAAAATCAAAAAGATATGTCCCGTCATGGAGCTATGCTTGCGCCAACAGAGAACTTGTTGAAGATGTCAGGGAGCTGGCGCTAACATGTGGAATGCGCCCGTCGAAAATCTATATTTGCCGCCAAACAACCCAACCGCCAAATAGCAAGCAACCAATCGAAAGCACTATCTACCGCACGGATGTTACAGACAGGCACCAACGTTATGAGTTGAAAACAATATTTAATTGCATGAAACGCACTACGTTTTTCCAGACGCGCCCTGAAAAAATAACATCCATTACAAATGTTGGCCGCAAGCCGGTCTATGACGTTGTAATGGATGGAAAACATGAGAATTTTATAGCAAACGGATTTATCGTTCATAACACGCGATGGTCGGAAAACGACCTGATCGGATATTTGTTGCGCGAGAAAATATCCGATGGATGGTTCCCAATCCGGATCCCGGCGATTGACAAAAA